TACAAACATCACACCAGCGCTGGTTGTAGTTTCGAGGGGCGTGTTTACCCCCGCAGTGTTCGCATATGCGCACTGTTTTCTTGAGGCTAAGTTTGTGTGCCTCAGATTGGGTTCGAAGTACGCCCGAGCGGCCTAAAAAACGTCTTAGTGAACCGCTCGGATATACAGTACCGTACTTGGCCTCAATGACACCACCGACGTCGCGTGTTGAGAGCCCAGATGCATACAACATGATGATTTCATCACCATGAACAGACCAATCTGTGATGCGAGCCACACCAAATATTAAACTGCAGCTCAACAAACTTCAAGTAAAACGGCGCAGACGAGACGGAGCTTGTGCCCTGGTCATTCCTTGAAGGTTCCGAACTTCAGGAGAATTATGCTGCAGAGCTCGGCTGGTGTTGCCAGCTTCACTTCCGTCTGGGTTTTTTCCCTTGTTTAGTTCCTTGACAATTCGCTCAATCCACCAACGCTTGATAGGAACTGGCAAGTTATACGCTTCAGCGGCCGTCATGCCACCGTAGTATGTCATCAAAAATGCTGGTTCCCAGATGAGTTGAACCTTATCTTCCGGCCCCAGGCCAAAGAAAGTTAATCCCAATGGGCATACCAACACTTTCTTCATGGCCGCAACTGGAACACTTAACTTCCTGCTTCATCACTAATCCTGGGTCATTGTCCTTGATGTAATTTCGAAGCGCAAGGCTGTCACGAGCAGGCATCATCCTGACAAATGCTGCAATCTTAGCGCGGTCCTCAATCCCGTCAATAGAAATGATGCTGTACTGTAGCGACGTCGTCACCCCTGCATCGCTCTGCATGTTGAGCTTCTTCTGTTTAGCAGCAATTGTTGACATTTCTTCGTCGTCGCGACCCGTCAAGAACTTGAACTTGACAGTCTTCTTTAGGTACGGGAGAGTGAACTCAAAAAGATTCATACCGTCCGTGACTGGGTCAATGGCTAGGCGTTTAATGGGCAGTTCTCCCAAGTTAAAAGTCTGAGGTGATTTTGTGCTGCACTCCTTGCACTCTACCTCAGCTTCGTATTCGGCGCCGTACATGGTGATGCGAATTGCGACCATCAGGGCATTCTTGTCGCCCATAGTGAGTTCCGCGGGGTCAATTCCCTTGTCAACGAGGCACGACCTAATCAGTTCATTGATAACAGTCCCCTTCTTTAGGAGGGCCTGGCTAGTGAGAATGTCCTCTTCGCGCGCTGTCCCAGCCCGAATTTCAAGCGTTTCTTTGCCATGGAGACGCGAAGTGACGGGGTAGATGCGACCCGCAGAAGGAAGGGGCACTGTCTCGACAGGAATTTCCAGTCCAAAGTCAGCCTTGACTTGGCCTGCAGCCGTGGTCGTCGGAATACGTGGGTCGACGCCTTGCGGTAGTGCAGAGAAGACCTGGTTGCCATTTCGTTCTTCAGTCATGTGTTGATGTCCTTATTGTCAGTGTAACTCCTGCCACTCGCCCGTAAATGGGCGACATACCCCATAAGCAGACCGTTTTCAACACTTGGGCAATAAAATGCGCTTTCTTTTATCAGACGACCAGCTCGAATCGACTTGTGCAGAAAACTCTTCTTGTGACCAGCCTGCTGCGGTGACAACGTCATCCCACTCATCAACATAGTCAACTAAGTCAATGACCTCATGCTCATAACGTTCCGTCAAGCTGTCAAGCGCCTGTTGCAGTTGGTTAAAAGACAGCTTCACCTAATGAAAGTACATCACCAGCTAGGATGTGCCTTTGCCAATGACCGCTCAGCGACCAACACATAAATATGAGCATCAATCGCAAGCCCATGTTGCTTCTTTTCTTCAGCTGTCGCAGGCCTGATGACACCGCGGTCCTCAAGGACATCAAACATCTCTTGGGTACGCTGCAAGTTCCAACGAACCTCCAACGCAACAATTCCAAGAAAAAGAGGATGGTTGACCCTGTGAAACATGCTTTCGATTATTTCGAGTGACCTCTCGGGCAGCTGTTTGCCGTCCTTGAACCAGGTTGTCATTTTCTATGCTCCCGGGTGCCAAATATGGACCCTCCCGGACCGCGCTGCATTGCGCGCCAGGAGGTGTCTATCAGGTACGCCGCCACTAGTGACAGGATGCGAAACGATGCCTGCATTCATATGTATCTAGGAGACAACTGTTGACAGCGTCCTTTAGGGAATGAACTGCCAAATCGAATTTCCGCACCCAAAGATAGGAACAACCCCAGCTTCATCAGAGACTTGTTTTTGCGTCTTACCGTTGACTTTGTCAGCCTTGAACTGAAATCGATTGAATCGATGAATGCCGTCCGTCCACCAAAATCGGGCTCCAGTATCGTGTCTGATGCACTGCCAACCCGCAGCGGCATAACCTCGTCCGTCTCCGACGCGAGCATCGACATACGTCATCAGTCCCCGCTTGCCGCGGCTAACAGCAAATTCAGCGGCGGCTCGAGTCAGCCGCCCTGTGCCGCCCGAAACCGAAACTGTTGACAAAGTGCAGCTGCGGCCGACCTCATAGACATCAGCATAGCGCTTGTGAAATGCCGTCCTCAATGACATGCCCGCGACAACCTGGGACGCAGAATCGACCAGCCCAAACGAAGCAGTGCACCTAGCGTAGCCTTCTAGGTGGTTGGCATCAAAAAACTGTCGGGCCTCGGTCGTTGTCAGCTGCCGAAGCTGCAGCTTACGTGCAAAAAGACGCTCAGAAGTCAGCCCGAGTCGGTGACGCAGCATCCCTTCGATGATGGTTCGCCTGTCCCTCCACTCGTCTTCATAGATGCTAAACAGCTTGATTCCCGCTGCAGAACAGGCAGCAAGCTTCCGCTGGTGATAGTCCTTGTCTTTGATGACGTGCGTGCTATGGTAGTAGAGTACATTGTACTCGATGCCCAGCTTCAATGACGGAACATAGACATCCAGCTCCAAAGGAGCGATGGCGGTGCGGTCACCTGACAAGGCCTCGACTCCGAGAGAACGGACGAATTCCAGCACTTCGAGCTCAGCCTTCGAGGCCTTGGGGTGACAGAAGTAGCAGACCGGGCTCTCCTCGAGCATAGCTAGGCTCTTGTCCTGCAAGTGTCCCTGTGCAACGCAGCGAAACTGAAGTTTTGCGACACGCCGTTTCGTGTACTCCTCGATGGGCGAGACTAGTTCAAATTTGTCAGCATAAATCGCTATCCTGTCAGCAACGTCGTTAAGCTTAATGCGAGCTCCTGCGTCAGGATGCTTATAGCGTTCAGTGATTTTTGCAGCAGCCTGTGCAACACGGACATCAGTCTCCTTGGTAAGACCTTCATTCCAAGGCTTCAGCTCACCGCTAGCAAATTTAGCTTTCTTGGTTTCACTCATCTTCCCCGCAACCTCTGTTGCCTTCTCAGGGTCAAGGAGACGCCAATCGACAAGGCGGCCCGTCTCGTAACCTTCATTCAGAGTCGCCGATGTCTTGGCCGCCATCTCAGCAATACGAGGCTCGGTCTCTTTGGTCAGCCCATCGTTCCACACCTTGATGCGGCCCGAGGCATAGCCTTCAAGGCGCTTGGTCACAAATTCTTGCTGGCGCTCCTTGTCGAGCCACACACTGTCGAGCTTTGCATTGTGACCTCGGACGAACTTGCTGGTGAAGCCCTTCTTCCAGCAGTTCCACGTCAATTCCTCGGTGCAGCCAGGAGAGCACTGGCACGTGGGATGCTTTCCGTCGTGGTGGAGCTCAAGGTACAAAGAAAAATGGTCAGTCACCCCGTGGCTGTCAGCGAGGTGGTCAATGAAGCGTACTTCTTGTCCGAAATCAGCTTCACACTTCGGGCACTTAAGACGACTGTAGGCCATGGACACAAAGGTACCACGGCCCACTGAAGTTGTTCAATCCAAACGGGCTGTTCGTTGCTCAGTACTGAAGCACGTACTGGTCTGCCTGAATCGTAAGTGAAATCTCCATCGGAGTCCCATCTTCGTACGTCAGCTCGCCAAAATTGGCCTCAGTAATCAGCGCGCCTTTTATATCCCATAATTCCACAACAGTACCGACAGGGTCCAAGAGTTTAAGCTGAACATCGCGCTTGTAGAAGTCAGCATAGCCTGAACGACCAGAGACTGACTCGAAGTGAAGGCGGACCCACTCCATAATCTGCTGGG